CACCTGAGTGGCGACTTCCGCCCCTTGCTCGCCTTTCGGCGTGTTGGGATAGGCTTTTGGATCGGTTCTTAACCGCCGTATAGTACCGCTCAAACTATCAATTTTGCGCCCGGTACGATCAAAGGTGATGGCCGGCTGATGCCGCTTGCGCAGGATCCGCAATTGATCCGCGGTCCACTGGTCGACATGATAATAGCGCCAGGAATAGCGTTGCTCATCGATCTCGCGGGCCTTGATCGACGCATAATCCTCGAACTCGCGGCGGCGAACGACCAGCTTCGGCGCCTTGTCGGCATCATAGGTATCGACGTCGATCCGTTCCGCCTCAAGGGTGATCATGGGACTGCGGACCATCTCTCATTGAAGGTAAGCGGCCGGTTCATGGCCTGGATATCAGCGAGGAACTTGGCGACTTCGGCTTCCGGTAACGGCGCGATCTGGTTGCCACCGAGCAGGCGGCCCAGTTTTGACAACGGTTGAATGTTGGGTGGCGCCATCTGCCAGGCTTGGGTCAGATCCGGCGGCTGCATGGTGTCGCGGGCATAGGTGACATCGGCAGGCTCGGCGATCCGGTTCTCGATACGACGCGCGACGGCAGGACGGGGCTGGCTGAAATAGTAATCTTTTGAGCGCGCCCGGTCCCGTTCGCTCATAGCGTCATCGCATCTATGGTTTTGATCTTGCGATCGCTCTTGTAATCATCCTTGGGCAGCCGCGGAACGGCTACCGTTCCAGCGCGGCCCTTGACCATGATGTCGAGCAACTGCCCGACGAGGCCCAGCGCGTCGCATTGATCGTCATGTTTGGAAGCCGGAAAGGTCAATAGCTCTGATACGAAATCGGCGGCCCAAGGCGCCTTTTTCGGAAAGTACAGCCCGTCCAGCGCCATGCGGCCCTGAATAGATCGGGCGCGCACCGATTTGTCGCCACGGGTCGGAAACGGGGTGCGGTTGACATAGACCCGACGCTGCCGCATCTGGCGATCCAGAAACGGCCCGATGCCGGATTTGATCTGGCCGCCCTCTTCCGCCCAGGCCAGTGGCCGGTATTTCTGCACCAGGTCGCAGAACGCCTCAACCCAGATGTCCGACGCCTTTTGACCACGCCAGAGGTCGAGCAGATAGAGGTTGTTCATGGGATCGACGCCAACCACGACATGAACGGTAAAGTCGCCGCCTTCGCCGGTGACGGCATAGTCAGAGGCGCCGTAGGTCCGCATGGTGTTGAGCGCCGGCAAGATGTCGATCGGCCTTAGCCAGTCCTCTTTGAAGAAGTCGCCTTCGTCGGGGGCGGGAGAACACATATAAAGAGCGCTCCAGACCCGAGGCGGGGTAGTCTCGCGCAAGGCTTTAAGCTGCTCCCCGTAGCCGTAGTCGTCATCGGCCCATAGAGGCTCGTCCAAGGTCCTTCCGAGCTGGTCGTCTGACTTGGCAAAAGCCGGTAGTGATAAGACGTCCCAGTGTTGGTGATTAAGACATCGACCAGCCAGATCATCTTCATGCCACCTTGTCTGGATTAGCACCTGACGTGCGCGAGGTATAAGACGAGGCCGAAAGTCATTAATATACCAGTCCCAAATCCGATCGCGAACCAGGAGACTATCAGCATCTTGTCTGCTACGGATAGGGTCATCGATCAGTCCATATTTGGCGCGAAAGCCGGCGATGCCGACATTGGCACCGGCCGCCATATACTCGCCACCGGCGGTCAAACCCCAGCGCCCGGCGGCCTGTTCCTCGGATAATTCGATCTTGAGGATCGAGCTGTTCTCGATCACCAGGTTCCGGACCCGGCGACCCCAGCGTTCCGCCAGTTCGGTGGTGTGCGACGCCGCCAGGAATTGGGCCTTGGGATCCTGACTGAGTACCCACGACGGGAACAGGATCGAAGCATAGGTGCTCTTGGCGGATCCCGGCGGCATGAATACCGCCAGCCGGTCGATCTCGCCGCGCGCCACCTTCTCCAGATACTTGATCAACATGCGGTGGTGCCGCGCCGGCGCGTAGCCGCAGTGCTCGGCCCAGCTCGCCAGCGACGAGCGGACTTGCTTGCGGCGAAGATATTCCGCGGCGGCTTTTTCGGGTGACAACTGCATCTGATATCCTAGACCGGACTGGGCCGGTTGGGGTCAACAGGCGGCAGGCGGTCATACCAGCCGTAATCTCGCGGACTCGGTGACGGTCGGAACGTGGGTGGCCGCGGCGGTCGCGGTGCCGTCCCGGCATGAAGCAATGTCACGTCAGATCCAGCCAGCGCGATCGAGCCGATATCGGCGGTCAGGACGAAAGCGTTCGGCGCAGAACTGGTGCTATCAAGGGTAACCGGTTGACCGGCGATAACCAGCGTGCCGGCGGCTGCCGTCAACCGATGGGACGCGCCTAATCCGACCGGCTGACCCGCGAGCGTAAGTATGCCGTTCGTTACAGTAAGCCGGTGGGCAGACCGCAGCGGTGTCGCGACACCTTGCAGCGTCAAAGTACCTACGCCTGCCGCGGTGTTTCGTATCGTCCGCAGATTGGCGGTTTGCCCGGCGACACGGATCGTGCCAGGCATCGCCGACATTATCTTGTTCGGATCGCCCGACTTGACGAGGGTGGCAATCTGACCACTGAAGGTAATGACGCCTGGCGTCGCCGCCATGGTGCGGCTGCGCGCCAGTTTATTAGTCTGTCCGGCGAACGTGATGGTGCCGTTACCCGCCGGCAGCCGGTGCCCGAAGATCAGGTTGACCGTCCACCCCAGCGCGGCAAGACCTCCCGCCGTGGCGGTCATATCACGCGCGTAACGCAACGTAACCGGCTGCCCGCCAAGCGTGATCGTGCCCTGTGTGGCAGGCGGTTTTCGAGCGTAGCGAAGTGTCGTGGCCTGTCCGCTCAGACCGATGCCGCCCATCGAGGCGGGCATTGAGCGGACCACGGAATAAATCATTCCGCCGGGCCAGCCGGACAGAGAAATCACGCCGGGCGTCACCACCGCCCGGTGGTCAAACTTACGGGCCGCCGCCTGTCCGGCCAGCGTAATGTCACCCTTCGTGACGACAAGGCGGTGGTTGAACCGCAGCGTCGCGGTCTGACCGCTCAGGGCGATGGCGCCGTTAACTGCCGGAAGCCGATGCCCGAACTGGGTCATCGCCGCCTGACCGCTCAACGTGATCGTCGATAGCGCAGCTGATACTGCGTAGGTCCGCCGACTGGTCGCGGCCTGTCCGCTTAGGTCAATACGGCCAAAGGCGGCAGCCATATTGTAGTGGTTGACGAGGGTCGATTTCGCCAGCACCACGTCATAGCCGGCAAGCGTAATGGTGGCCTGTCCGGCGTAGAGCTGGCGAACCGACCTTAACCCGGCGGTCTGACCGCTGAGGGTAATTGTCCCGAACGACGCCGTAGTCTTGCGCGCATTACGCAGTGCCGCGGTTTGACCGCTCAGGGTCAGCGTACCTGATGTGACCGGGATCTTGTACTGATGGCCGAACGCAACGCTTTGACCGGCGAATGTAATCGTGCCGGCACCGGCCGCCATGACGACGCCGCCGGCCACCTTGATCAAAATCGGCTGGCCGGTGCCGTCGAGAACCAGTTGGCCGGTGCCGTCGACTTTGTATTCGTAACCAGGCGGCGGCGCGCCCGGCACGATACCGGTCGCGAAGGTCTGCGCACTGATCGTAACCGTACCCGTTCCGGCGATCAGTATTTTTGGACCAGCAGCGGTAACGGGTAGTTCCTGGATCAAGCCATAATAGAATTGCACGGCCTAATCCCTCACGTGCGACGAACGCTCCACGGAAATACCCGCCCGGTTCCGGCGGTCTGCTTGATGGAAAACTTGGCCTGCGTCGTTACCGCCAGCGGCGGCGATACCTTGTTATTGTTGATCTGAACGTGTTGAAACGTGCCCTTCCACATCAAGGCGTAATTGGTGCCGTCCACCATGTCATACGCGCGCAGTTCGACCAGATCGATATTGACCATATTTTTCGTATCGACGCAGAACACATAGGTCGCATTGGTGGTCGGCGTCGAGACGTTGTGCTCGGTGCCGATTACCGCGGTCTGCGATCCTGATCCATCAACGGTCCATGCCATCAGTAGGCCCCGTAAACCGTAACCCCAATCGCCGGCGAGCCGCCGCCACCGCACGTGCAACGTGCCGACAATTGCGTTCCAGCCGGAATTTGAACGGGATAAAATGTCTGGCCACTAAATGAACCGTCGTACTGATACAGTTCAAGGTTCGGGATGATGATGGTGTTTCCGGCGCCAATCGCGACATCGGTCCAGTAATAGTCCTGCACATAGGCGACATTCTGCTGGTCAAACGTAACAATCAGGCCGTTAT